GAACTCTCCCAGGCCGGTCTCAAAGGGGCGCTGCAAACCGCTCGTACCCTGGCCGAACACAAGATCGACACCCGCCTGGTGACGCTGCCTTTGTCGGAAACTATAGGGGGACATCCGGAATGAGAAACGGCGTTAAACCTAAATTTGGCAGGACGATCATAGGACCAACATAGGCCAAGACTAGGACTGGTGCGGGGTTACGCTTAGACGGAGCGTGGCCGCCTGGGCAAAACAAAGGGTGAAATCCAAAATGAGAAAAATCTCTGGATTGCACCCTTTTTGTACTTTCGAAATGAGAAAAATCTATTCGCTGGCTCGGCCTAACCGCCAGTGCGAAACCACATGCTGTCCAACATTGAGATACACCGTCATATCAGCCTCACGGAAGTAATAGGCTTTGATGATTGCTGGATTATACCTTGTCACCTTCACTTCCTCAAAGCTCCCTAATTCTTGCGACAATGTGTCGAGCCCCATTTGTGAGCCCGCGGTTATATTCATCATTCCCCATTGCTGCTTTGCATTACCGGGAGCAAACGTTTTTTCAGAGGCCGCACTAGGTGTCGCCTCTGCAGAAACTACACTTGCAGGCGGCGCTACCGCTTCACCACGTTCTTTTCTTGCTTCTGCGGCTTCTTTTTGCAATTGGGCGAGATACTCCTGTCCCTCATCATGGCTGCTATCAGCAAACAGCTTCGCCCCGGCAGCTGACGCAATAAAGAGTGACAGGTAAAGAACTAAAACGTCCCTACGGCTGCGGCGCCCCCACCAAATAACGAGTTTAGGACGTATCATACCGATTAGAAAGGCAAAAAATGCGATATGCCCAACTATTGAAAGCAGTGTAACCATTGCCCCTCCCGTCGTGAAATGTTCTCAACTATCAAGATGTTGCTACAATAGGCATTGGCCTGTATAATACTTACAAAAACCTGCGTCTCTATTTTACTTGAACAGAAATAGGATTTTCCCCCCGCCTTTTCCATTTAAGCGCTTCTGCGGTTGGCTTCAGCGGGTTCCGGCGCGGCCCGAGCCAACTGAAGGCGCAACTCAGCGTTATCCTGAGTCAGTCGCAGTACAGTAGCACTTGCCTCTTCAAGCCTATCCCTTTCTTTCAGCAGCGCTTGAACCAGCGCATCATTTTTCTCCCTTTCCTTGCGCTGGTCTTGGCGCAAGTCATCAAGCTCCTTTTCCAGTTTTGCACAGCGCGGGCAAGGCCCAGCGTCTGTGTCAGGTGAAGGCAGCTGAGCCGATTGCGTGCACTGCTCCCGGAGCATGGGGCCTTCTCCGAAAAAAAGCCAATCCGTACAAACCGAAAAATCGACTGCCACCTTCTCAACCCAACCAGATGGAATCTGTTCCCGCTTTCGGGCTGCGCCTACAGACTGAGGTTTAATGTCAAGGGCCTTTGCCAAGTCAGAATCTGTTTTTGATCCTGTGGCTGAAAAAAGGCGCTCTAAGCGATCGTTGAATGATTTCGTACTTTGCAAAGGGAACTCCGAAATAAACTCCGAAATGCCCACGACCATAAAAAGTCTTTCATTCTAAACTATTAAGTCTAAATATGAAAAAACAAACTTAGAAACAGATTTTACCTTGACCTGTTTCATATTTTGCCTTTAAAAAGGGCCATGGGCGGTTGTAAAAAACACACACAATTTCAACAACACTTTACAGCCGCACGTCGAACCAGGTCAACGCCTCATTTCGGACGGCAACGACCACGACCTCGGACGGTAAGATGAAGGCTGAGCAACTCTCCCTGTTCCATAGCTCGAATGATGAGAAGGCTGCTGCCCTGCTTGCCGGGGTGCTGCCACAGGTACGCGCCGCCATGCATCGTGTGGCTGGTGCGCAGCGGGTTCTTTCGCGAGAGATGATTGCCGACAGGATGTCTGAAATTTCCCGATTCGCAGGTGTCCGGCTGAGCGCCGGGAACGCCAAGAGCGTCACGAGCGCCACGCTTGAAAAGTGGCTGAACCCTGCGGATCGGGAACATCCTCCCACCCTTTTGGCCGTTCTTACCTTCTGCATGGTCACCAACGATCCGGCCCCATTGCGGCCCGTGTTGGCGGCAATGGGGCTGGAGTTGATGACTCCTGAAGACAAGACAATGAGAGATTACGGACGGGCCTGTGTTGAAGAACGTGAAGCCCGGAAGCGTAAGAAGCAATTGGAGGCAGGTATTTAATGAACGTCAACGCTCACGCCGGACGCGCCGCAGGGCGGTACCGCGACCCTTGGGAAATCAGGAAGTTTCTCAGCTTGCGTGGCACCAACATGCTGCGGATTGCCAAGGAGCTCGGGAAGTATCCACAGCAGGTACAGGAAACAGTGCGTGGCACTCGTAATGACCGTGAAGTGCTGGCGAAATTGCGAGATATGGGGTGTCCCGAAAAGTACCTCAGCTTGCCTGAGGATATGAAGCAGGAGAATGCATGATGGATTTTGAAACCGTATCAGACGCAACATCAATAGGCTTCTGTCTGGCGAACGGCGTGATGCTGTTCTGGTCTTTATTTAAGCTGCTTAGCGTGGCGACCGAAGCAGCTCCGTTCACCTTTCCTAGCGGCATTCGCGATGCAGGCTGGTTGATAAAGCAAGTTCTTCTGCGGCCGCGGGCAAGAAAGTAACAGAGGGCATCATGGTCAAGGCCAAGGACGCATATACGGCGAAAGAGCTTGCCCCCGTATTAAGTATTACGGAAAGAGCTGTCCTAATTCGCGCCGAACGCGAGGGCTGGCAATCCCGCCCTCGTGCCGGGCGCGGTGGCGGCAACGAGTGGATCATATCATCCATGCCGGAGGCCACGCGTACCAAGCTGCTTGCAGCCTGCGCACAAGATCAGCTGGATGCTTTAGACCGCGCTCCCAAACTGACTCTTGCAACCGCCGCCGTCAGTGAATCGAAGAAGTCCAAAGCGCTGGCCCGCGCCGATCTGGTTGCCCTATATACAGACTGGCTCGACAAATCGCCGCATGGAGCAAAATCCGCCGCACGCGATAAGTTCATTCTCGCTTATGTGGGCGGTGCATGGCCCGCTCTGCTGAAAGTCCTCGGCGACAAGGTAAGCTGGAAAAGCATTGAGCGCTGGAAGGTTCAAATACAACGAGAGGGGTCGGCCGCCGCATTGGTAGACCGGCGCGGCGGTGCAAATGCAGAACGTATGGCCATGACGGAATCTCACGCGGAGTTGTTACTTTCGGCCGTCCTGCGCCCTAACCACCCTTCCATCTCAGGAGCAATACGCATGGCGTCCGCGGCAATGAAAGCTCGGGGGTTAGAGGTCCCCGCAGAGCGCACCATGCGCCGTTTTCTCGACCAGTGGAAAGCTACAAACTTCGGTACATGGGTGTACACCCGCGAGGGCAAAAAAGCCTGGAACGACAAAGCCGCGTTTTTCATCGACCGGGATTACAGCCTTATTGAAGTTGGCGACATCCTCGTTGCAGACGGCCACGTGTTGAACTTTGAGACGTTGAACCCATGGACGGGCAAGCCCCAGCGCATGGAACTTGTTCTCTGGTATGACATGGCCTCCAACTGCCCAGTAGGCTGGGAGATTATGCCTACGGAAAATACGCAGGCTATCGCCTCCGCCTTTCGTCGTGCGGTGCTCACCCTCGGCAAATACCCCCTCATCGCTTATCTGGATAACGGGCGGGCCTTTCGTTCCAAATACTTCAACGGGGTAGATTTCCGCCAGACCGGCATTGCGGGGCTGTTTCAAGAGCTCAACGTTCACACCATTTTTGCATGGCCCTACCACGGGCAGTCAAAGACCGTGGAGCGATTCTTCGGGACCCTGCACGATCTGGAACAATGGGTGCCTTCGTATGTTGGCCGCGATATTGAATCCAAGCCCCCGCGCCTTAACCGAGGCGAGCTATTGCACCGCAAGGTGTGGGACGCATCCGGTTGCCGGGCATTGACCATGGAAGAGACACACGTTGCCGTGGCCAGGTGGGTGGACCAATACATTAACCGACCCCAGCGTGGCCATCTGAACGGCAGATGCCCTGCAGAAGTTTTTATGGCCGGGCGCGGTTCCGGCGTGGACGAAGCAAAACTGCGTCATCTAATGATGGCCAAAGAAGTCCGCAAACTTTCTCGCGAAGGCATCCGCATCTTTGGGGAACGGTATTACGCGCCGGAACTCTACAGCCGCACACATGCTGTGCAGGTACGTTACGATATCGGCGATCTTTCTTCCCTGCTGGTCTACAGCGAAGACGGGAAGCACTTCATCTGCGAAGCTCACAAGGTACGGGGTATTCATCCCGCCGCCGACCTGCTGGGTACAGAACAGCATAGCGCAGATTTGCGCGAAGCCCTCAGCCTGAAAAAACTGCAGGAGCGTGAAGCCTCATCGGTAGCCCGGGGGGTACTTGAGGCCGCGCTGACAGACCAGCGCAACCGCATGCGTGCACTGCAGGAAGAGCAGGTCGAACCCAAAGCCGTTTCCACGGGCACATTGCCCCAATCCAAGATTACCAGCATTGAGGCTGCCAAACGGCAGGCGCAAACCAAGCGGGAATCAGCTCCAACCTATATTCCGCCAGCACAAAAACCCGACATCGTGAACGAACTGGACAAGTATGAATACCTTTTCAACGTATCCGTCCGAGATGGTCTCACCCTCCGTGAGTCTGATCAGGAATGGATGGAGTCCATTGAACGCACTGAAGATTTTCAAAGAGACGCCGCTCATCGCTATGAACGGCTTCGCAAGTATTACGCCCGCAACAGGGCCAACCCGGCAACCGCATAAGGAGCAGGCATGAGGCGAGACGTATTCATAGAAACCCGCAACGTGATGGATTTCCGCCAGAAGGTAAGAGCGCTGGAAGACTTCTCCGGTGAGCCGGGCTTCGCGCTTGTTTTCGGGCAGGCCGGACGGGGCAAAACTGAAACTGCGCGTCATTACCACGCCATGAACGGCGGTATCTTTCTCCGGGTCATGCAGGGCTGGTCGCAGTGCGCTTTTTTACAGGAGTTGTGTTTTCAAGTCTGCGGCCTGCGCCCCCGGTCTTCAGCAACCTGCAAGGCTAAGATTATTGAGGCGCTGGATAGCATGCCGCAGACACTATTCGTTGATGAGGCGGACCGCCTGCACGTCGATCGCGTAGAAGACCTGCGTGACGTCTTTGACCTGACAAGTTCCACAGTGGTGCTCATCGGCGAACAGGAATTGCTCGGTTTGCTCAGCACCCGCCGGAGAATCTGGAGCCGTGTGAAGCAGGTTGTGGAGTTTGGCCCTGTTGCGGAGGAAGACGTCGCTATTTTGGGGGATGAAGCTGCCGGGCTGGATATTGCTCCGGAAGCCTGCTCACAAATTGTTCGCCTTGCTGACGGCGACTTCCGTCTTGTGTGGAGCTTTATCCACCAACTCGAATTAACGGCCAAGACACACGGAATACAACAGATAAACACAGAACTTGTGGCTCGCGTCTCCAAGCTGGTGGCTAGCTGGAGGCAACAATGAGCGGTGGAAAAATGGCTGATTTGCGCGAAGCTGCCCGCAACCTCGGTAAGGGCGGAGCCGTATTTTCCAACATCATGCTGTATCAGGCGCTGGGCGGGGTGGATCAGCCGGCGAAGGACCGGATCAGACGTCGCGCTGTGTCACTTGTGACATCGGGGGAGCTCATCAGAGTCGGTCGCGGACAGTATCGCTATAACGCCAAGGCCGCACCGGCGAGGAGTGGCGAACTCATCACCCGTATGTGGCGGGCCGTAAAATCCGCCAAGTCCGGTTTCAGCACACAGGATTTAGCAAGGATTTCCGGAGCCGGATATAGTCATGCGCTGCGCTACATGCGTCATCTTGAGAACGACGGGTATCTGCGCACCTGCGGACGGAACGGTAACACCATATTGTACAGAGCGACGGAAAAGGCCCGTAATCAGGTGCACGCCTATCAACCGCCCCGTCAGTTACGCGATCCTTTTGAGAACGAAAAAGAGCAGGTGCACGAGCTTGTCAGCCTGTTCATGCTTCGGGATTTATACCAGCCCGCTGTCCGAAAATCAGTGGTGGCGTGCTGCAAAAACATACTGGCCCGCTTCGAGCGGCAGGAGGAATCCGATGAGTGAAACCGCCCGTACCACAAACAACAGAGGATACGTACTGGAAAGTGCGTTGGCTCGCGACATGCTCAGCCAGTTGGCAGCCGCCAAGGCAGCCATTCAAAGCGGCGACCGCGAAGCTGGAGTGGAACACATTAATATTGCAATGGACTACGTGGCCGATGTGGACGCCCTGGCGACGCAAGTCATCCATGTCCGGTAGGAGGAAGAATGGCCCGGAAGAAACCCGCCCCCGTAATCATCATTGATCTGCAGCAAGCCGAAGGCGCAATGGCAGAGATTGCCGAACTGGAACGGACAATCTCCACCATTGAGAACCAGATGAACGAAGTTATTGATAACGCCCGAACACGGGCTAAGGAGGCCAGCGCCGAATGGATCGCGCGGCGCAACGAACTCGGCAATGCGTTGGCGGTCTTTGCCCAGCATCATAAGGGTGACCTTTTCGCCAAGCGCAAGTCCATGGATCTCGGCTTCGGCACTATCGGTTTTCGTCAGTCCACCAGCCTGAAAACCGAGCGCAAGGTGACTGTGGAGATGGTGCTGGAACGATGCAGAAATTATGGTTTTAGCGACGCCATTCAGACTAAGGAAAGCCTCAATAAGCAGGCTATGCACGACTGGCCGGATGAGCGCCTGGCAACCGTAGGCATGGTGCGGCAGGTCAAAGATGATTTCTTCTATGAAATCCACAAGCAGGATCTTGATACGCAGGCTGCGTAAGGAGGCAGTATGACTGCGGCATTTGAGCGGATTATGGCTGAATTGGGCATTGTGACGCAGACGCAGCTGTCGAAGGAGCTCGGCATCAACCAGGCTAGCGTAAGCATCGCCAAGCGTTCCGGCGATATCCCGCCCCGCTGGCTCCTGACCCTGCTGCGCAAATATCACCTGAACCCGGACTGGGTCATGACCGGACTTGGCCCTAAGTTCAGCGTGCCGGCTGACTACGCCGAGGCGGAAGTCCAGACCATACGGCGACCGGATTTTCATCTCGGATTTTAACCCTCCAAGGAAAGACAACATGACAAAGGCAGAACTCGAAATGGCTGTGGTTGAAGTGCTTGCACTCAATGGCATTAAGGCAACCCATAAAGCCGTCGCAGACGTGATCAGCGCTACCCTCGACGTTATTACCGGTGAGCTGGCAGGAGGCGACCCTGTCAGGCTCACCGGCTTCGGGGCATTCAAGGTCACCCGCCGGACCGCCCGGATAGGCCGTAACCCTAAGACAGGAGAGCCTGTCGAAATTCCGGCCAGTACCGGTGTGAAGTTCAGTCCCGGCAAAACGTTGAAAGAGGCCCTGAACTGACCAAAGTCAGTGATGCGAAACCGTCCTCCGTGCGGGAGCGGAGGCGGTCGTCCGGCGGTGGCGCGTCGGACCTGATGAGCAGCCAAGCTAAATGAGAAACACCAAAATGGCAGAACATCGCAAATTTACTCATGCAATTTGCGTCAAAACCGACGCAAAAACGGAAGCGAAATACGAGCTTTTCCCCGCGGAGCAGTGGGACGGTCCGGCAGGTTGCTTTCGCATACGGTACAATCGCTGCTGGCTCGATAAGGTAATGGGCACGGCTCGTTATATGCCTCCGAAGCAACTTGGGGCATTGATTGCCAGCGCTATCACCGGAGAACCTTTCGACATACCGGAACCCACCCTTCCTAAAGGTACACTTGTACGCGTCCGCCGCGTTCCCGCTGATCCCTTAACCTGCCAGCGTGTCTTTACCAAGACAGACCCTTGGCGTGGCTGGGATGGCCGCTGGTATGTACAGGTACGTATTTATGGCCGGGGCGATGTCATGATGCCTGTAGAGCAATGTGAAGTTATCCTCAACAAGGAGAAACAATGAGCCGCATAGCCGAAATCAGAAAAATCCAGCTCGGTAAGCGCCTGTTGGGATTGCATAAGGATGATGTGGCTTACCGGGGCATGTTGAATAACATGTTCGGGGTCTCCAGCGCGGCGGATTTGGATGCCAAACAGCGCTATCGCCTGATCCGTCACATGGAAGAACTCGGAGCGCAGTTTTCCAGCAAGGGAAAAACCAACCCCGGGCAGCCCCGGCAGAATGGCGATAATTTTTATGTCATTCCCGACAACGTCCCTTATGCAAACCAGAAGCGCTACATCCTCGTACTCTGGAAGGCTCTGGGGTGGAGCCTGAAAGGAATCGACACCCGCATGCGTAAACAATTCGGTCTGGACAGTCTTGTGTGGGTGCAAGACCAGGCGCAGTTACAGACCATCACCAAGGACCTGCAGAACCGTTGCCGAAAGGCTGGAATTGACCCGGATAACGCATGATGCAGGATACAGAACCGCTGGAGCTCGCTCAGGAAATCACTTCCCGGTATCGCACCGTACACCGGTTCTGCAAAGCCCATGGAGAGCTCAATCGATCCACGGTCTACATGGTGCTCAAAGGCTGCTACCCCGGCAACACAGAGTGCCAGCTGGAACGAATACGAGCAGCCTTGCGGGGCGAAGTCAGTCTTGAGGAACGGGCCTGTCAGGCAATACGGGAGACAGCATGCGCAAGGTGTACCGTCACTAATCAGGGATGCCGTAGATGCGAAACGCTTTTTAGAGCGCTGGCCCGCGCCGTGGCCGCCGCTATTTCAAACCACACATGAGGTGCAGCATGAATGCAACCCTGTGCAGAACGCTCAAAAAGATGTTTGACGATGGGTTCCGTCAGTATGCCGGAGAGATTGATTCGCAGGTCTACGAGCAGCTTGGCTGCAAGGATGCCTCGCGGGCCTATTGGATTTGCCGTTGGCCTATCCTGCATTGTCTCGGTTGCAACAGGCGTTGCACTCCTAAGGCCCCCACGGGCTTTCAGGTGCCGTTGGTGACAGTATCGCCGTCCACAAATAAAGATTTCTCGCTCACTCCCGAAGAACTTGTCGCGGCCAAGGCCCTGTTGCGTATTGATGAAGCAGCGTACTGCCTGAATGTCTCAGAACGCACAGTGCGTAGGCTAGTTGATGAGGGGGTGTTGGTTCGGCATGTTCGGCAACCGGTGCGAGTGACCGCGGAGAGCGTGAGGGAGGAGATGGCACGGGTAGACTTATAACCGGGCAAGGCTTTTCATTTTATTTGAAAACAGATATGTAGCCAGCAAAACACCAAGGAGCATACCATGGGTAACTTGCTGGCTCTT